GGAGCACGGTCCTCGAGAACTCTGAAAACAGGGTCATCAGTTGGAAATTTACCAACAGCGTTAAGATACGCAAAAAACGGAGTTTCCTGCGGAGCTAACTTATATACCCTATCACCAAAATTGTGTCGTCTTCGTTGACCATGCTGGGGAGCTGGACTACCAGTGGTAGAACCAGTGTAAAACTCATTGTCGGACAATTGTCCTCCTGTCATTTGAGCCATAATATACTCCTTTGCATATTTTTATTTTGTGATTAAATAATCCTGGTACGATTGTCAGCTGCAATGATTCTATCCCATATTGCATCATCTTGGTTTTGAACTGGCGGTTGCTCACCTTGAAGAACGCCCACAGGGGTTGGCTCTGCTTGGGTTCGTATTACCGCTTCAAATTCATTTCGCCCAGATGCGTTCTGTAAGGTATTAACCTTAGAATCGGCAGCTTTCCACATTTTGACCAATGTATCCGTACCTAACTTATCCAGCGGTGTATTGGCGAAGTCATAGAATTTCTTCTTATCTTCGGCATTTAACCCTTGCTGATTAAGTTCATTATCAAACTTCGTCATCCTATCCTTCAGAGCAACTTGTTGGTCAGTCTTTTTCTGACTTTCCACAACAGCTTGTTGAATATTGCGCTGTTCCATTTCTGCTCTAAATTTAAAAGATTCTGAGTTTGGGTCATTATAAGCTTCCCAGGGGTCAAAGGATTCGGGAGGGTTGATAGGTTCTTGCTCTGTTTGAGTAGCCCCATCAATGGCTTTACTTAAATAATCTTGAACATCCTTTCTGCTATCAACAAATTCACCAAGAGCTTGGAATTTCTCCAAGTCAGTCTTGATTTTCTGATTTTCAGCATAAAGTTTATCCTTTTCAGATTGAAAGTATTTTGCCGATGTTTCCCAATCGGTTTCCTTTTCCTGAGATTCTTGCTCTGCACTAACAGGAGTTTCAAAGACAGTTTTGTTCTTTGATTCCTGTTTTTCTACAGGTGCGTCTGTTTCTTGTTGGTTAGATAACATATCCATTTCTGTTAGATTTGGGTTGTCAGTACCAATTGTTGTGATATCAGCCATGCGATTTCTCCTTATTTTTTAGGGGGTTGACCATTAGCTATTTTTGTTCTGTCTGCTAGTCTCTGTTCTTCCAGTTTGACTAGATTCGATAACTTAGCTGCTGCCACTTTGGCACCAGCTTTTCCTTCAAGCTTCCTTCCTTCCAACTCAGCCTTGTATTTCTCAACTTCAGTTCGTTGCCTTGCTGAAACTGCTTCACGCCTCGCTGTCTGTAAGTCACCTGACAATTCTTTAATTTTTTCTTCTTGCTGTTCTAATTGACCTTTCATTTGGTCTATTTCATCTGTCCTCTGAAGAATACCATCTTTATCAAAGATTTCCGTTTTCTTCAATGCTTCAACTCTGTCAATTAAACCCATTTGAAAAGCCTCAAGGTATATCTGCCATTCTGCCCACTTGTTACTTGGCATAGTAGAATTACCTACAATACGAATATCATAGTCACCAACATGAAGTTGCTGTTCCCGTGATTGTATTGCTCCAGTCTTATCATCATATATTTTTTTGTTGATTGTATAGTCTGTAATATCGTTATTTGGATTGACAACTGCAAATGTTTTTTGATAATCATAATGTTTCTTAGCCAGATTGTAAACAACCCTACCCAGCCTTTTTAAACTGCCTTCAATATCCCTCAATTTACTTTTGCTTCTTCTTTGTCCAAAGTCTTCCAATTGCATCGTTGCACTGGCAGTTCTTGGTGCCTCCTGCGGATTGCCTTGCTGCATTTCATAGATACCAAGATTTAAGTCTATATACCTTTCTGCTTGTTGTGGCAACATTGTAATTGACTGTGAAATAGGCTGTGGGGAAGGAAAATGAGGTTCTCCAAAAGACGCATCGTATTCGATAGTCGCATTAGGATTTGCCCAGTCTCTTTCAAGCTGTTCAATATCCTGAACCGAACCTTGTGGTATTAGGAGTTTAAGCCCAGCGGATGCTTGTGCGTGGGCTGTAAGAAGGGAATGCATCTTATTAAGAAACCTCTGCATTTCCTTCCCCTTGCGAACATCACTCATTGGATACGGAGTATTAGTCCATATATTCGGGACGGGTATAATAGGATAAGTATCAGTATTTAAAACTCGCTGATATAATACAATTTGTCCCACACTGCAAGTTTCTCTTATCCTAGTTTGAACGACTTCCACAAATTCAATATCGCCTATTTCAATAGCAGCTGAAAATTCACCAATCTCAGACATTTCTGTAAATTTTTCAAAATCAACAATCATTTCAGATTGCTGTTCTTGTCTATTATCTTTAAGTCTGAAATAAGGAACTTTAATTTTGTCGTAATGATGAAGTATTCTAAATTTTTCTCTACCGCCCGGACCCCAATCAGCATCTTTTATAACATCTGGAGTAAATGCCATGCCTTTGTTAAAGTTCCCAGAACTGGGAAAATCTTCATCTTTCCACTCCAAGCCCCTATCAATCATTTCTATCATTGGTTCATCATAACCATCAGGTACTTCTTTTAACTGGGGGTAATTATCCAATAACTGCCTTTTAGTTAGTATTGTTGATAAAATCATACCAGCAGCATCATCAAAAAATCTATGTCTGGATGATGGGTCAACATAAACTCTGAACGGATCAACCCAAGTAAACTTTACTTCGCCTCTTCCATAATCGGATTCAGGGTCCAAATATGCCTGAAAATAACCAAGACCAGTTGTAGCATAATCATGCACAACTTGTTTAAATACTTCGTTACCATCAGAAATATCCCATATATATTCCAACAGTCCATTCCATACATTTGCCAATTTGTTATCACTGTCTTCTCTTGGGTATGCTCTAAACTTCGGTGGCTTTGAAGTAATAATAGCTTTAAACTGTTCTATAGCAGAAAATAACCTGTCAGCAACAACATCACTTTGATTGATGGAAGCAAGATTATCAGACTCTTCTTTGGTCCAATGATTGCCTAAGTAAAAATCAATATCTTCTCTCGCTTGTTTATCCCAGTTATTTCTGGCATCACTCCACTTGCGAAATAAGTCTTGTATTGATTTTGCTCTTATATCTGTTTCTATTCTATTAGGCACTATCCACTCCTATAACATTATTTTGATAGAGTTTAATATAAACATAATCCAAATACAATTGCAAACTATATTCTGGAACCAGTCATCCAGTTGTAAGCCCTCTTAAAAACTCTTTTTTCTTTCTTATCTTTCTTAAAACTTCCCCCAGGTTTTTGGTATCCCCGTGTATATTGAGTGGCTAACCAGAAAGCATCAATAATATCATCATGTGCCCCTTTAGGAAAATCAATCAGTTCGTCAATAAATGTCATATGTTCTTTTTTAAGATGAGCAGCCTTCTGACTGAACAATGGCTGTAGTCCTTCAAACAGTCTATCTTTCTTTTTCTGAGTATATCCTTTTATACCTTTTTCAATTCCAGGCAGAAACATTCCTCTCTTTCTGCTTTCCCTCATTACAAAGTCTCTCAGCATTTCTTGGTACGCAATCGTTTCGATATTGACTCTGCGTACTGGGTTATATCTTTTACAAATTTTGAAGATTTGCTCTGCACAGTCCATAGGTAGGACCCTTTCTCGCCAGTATTCAATGACATAGTAGTCGTGTTCTTCAGAAACTCCGACAACCATAATAACAGAATAATCCCTGCGGTCAAGGACAGATGAAGCAGGGTCAATGCCAATATAAATATTAACATAAGTATTCTTATCGTCATCTTTAATATACCAACTGCCTTTATCATCATCAAACCTAAGTACTCCATCGTAAAAGGCATCTGTAATGTTCTTTTCTGAAAATATTGCATCATCAGGACTCCTTGCTTGGTTCATATATTCTTGATAGAACTTTTGTGGCGTACCAGAATCTATATAGAACTTCTTTCTCTGGTCTAATTTAGCCATCGACCATCTTGATTGCCAAATTGGTTCACCATCTTCAATAGCCTTTTTAGTATATACAGTCCAGGCATATTCTTTTTTAGCCTTCACAGAAGCATTATAGCCAGTAACTATATTATTTAAAAAACTATCCCAGTGAACAATAGTTCCATTACACCACAGGAAACCTCCTTTGTCAAAATCAATGGCAGGATAGACAGCAGCAGTTACCCAGTTCTTCATGTTAAATCTTGAATCGGGAGTTTTAGTATTTAACTCTGATTCAAAGTCATCAAGTACAATACCAGTGTATCTAGTACTTAATTGTTTCTTTCCCCGTAATCTTTGCGATGCACCCTTACCTATCATTCTGCATCCATTCTTCAGTATCAACTCAGATTTTGTCCATTTGGGTCCCTCCAAGTCTCCAAAGTAATAATGAACGGCAGGATTGATTTCTATATGGCTTTGTATCCATGCAATGTTATCTATTGCTTGGTCTTGAGCTTCGCCTACCCAACATATAAACTCTGGTTCAGCATCTTTATCATGAAATAAAAAACGATGTAAAACTCCAGTTGCTGCCAATGTTGATTTAGCATGGTCCCTAGGCAATACAAGTGCAAGTTGCTGCTTTGTTCTATCCAATAGAAGTTTGCCAACTTCTCTGTGAAAGGGTGGAGTCTCTGTGGCAAGAAAGTCCTGTGGCGAAAACATCTTCCCAAATGTTATAAGGTCATTATATGCTAAATGAAGTAACTCTTCATTCTTGCTAACATTACCATGTAAATTTAAATTAGCCATGAACAACCCACATTGACCACTTAGGATATTCCGGGCGATCTGCATAGCCGTCTTGTCTATAGATACTGAAATTCGAATCGGCTCTTTCAATAAAATGTCCAATGTACACACTGTCTTCACTTATCAATTCATAAGTAACGCCATCTAATACTTTCCCGTGGAACCAAACATCCTCTACAATTCCATCATAATAAGCATACATATCAAGCATAACTCTTGCAACAGCTTGTCCATCTTCGTGTTGCAGTTGCCATACTGCCCTGCCAGCTAACTCAAAAACGGGAGATTCTATTTCAGAATTAAGAACATTATTTTCACAGCCAATTAATAACATGAATAGGATAGTACTCAAGTGAGTACTTTTATGAATTTTAATTAATTTGCGTGAAAAATACTTACAATACGACTTAATCCTCCACAATAATGGTGGCTTGCGTATCTTTATTTCACCACGCAAAAACTTCATTAACAGTATGCCATCTTCTTTATTCATTGTAAGTATAGAAAGCTGAAAATATTAAGACTACTATAAGTATATGTATAACTTTCACCCTATATATAATATTGGTGTTATTGTGTTATTGTTAGTCAAAGAATAACAGAATAACATTTAACCTAAACCAAAAAAAAATGTACACAAAAGAATACAATTAATAAAAAGGCTATATAACTAACCCACAATTTTATATCATTTTTCATATAACTAACCAAATTTTTGTTTTTGCCTTCTTTTTTTAGTTTTCCTAAAAGTTTTTCGATTTTTTTTATCATCCAAAAATTTCTTTCTCCTATCCCATGTACTCTTTTTTTTTGACATTAATCTCTGATTTCAAAATGAACCAAATCATCGAACTTATTGTCTTTAGTTGTCCTAGCTTCTTGGTCAAGACTTGAACCACTCCAGTCTCCACCCCAGCGAATATTGATACCCATAGCAGCAGCCATGCCTAAAACAAAGCCACCAAGATAATGAAAGTCATCCCTAGCGTTCCAGTCAATAGGGTAAGGTGCAATATCTACAGCCTTACCCTCACAGTGTTTACCAAACTTTAATTTAGTCTTACCCTCAGACAACAGTTGTTCTTGTCTTTCTTTAGAACGAAGACCTTCAATAATTGTTATGTCAAAGTATTTAACTACTTTTTCCAGAACTTTTACGAGATTATCGTCTACCCCTTTTAGTCTCTTTCGACTTCTTTTTCCGAATCTTGGCATTTTTCTTCTTATTCTTATTTGGTTTTTCGTAGTGATAACCTGGACTCATAACCTGACGAGTATATAATTCATCTGAAGATTTTATCATACTTCAATAATACAATATTCTATTTCAGTAGTCTCTGCTGCTGATGCCTTAACCCATAGATTATCAGCACCATGAGTAGCTTTAGCTAAGACCGATTCTCCAACCTCAAGTTTTCCAGCTAATACTGAACTAGTATATCCATAACTTATGTATGTTCCTTCTACCCCTACAGATAAAAGCTTAAGATAAAAATATCCTATTGCTCCAATATCTGTATTGTCCATTAAATCCTCTGCACTAGCATTTGCCATATTTTGCACACCAGAATGATATGCATTGCCAGTAACATCTACACTAAAACTTTCAGAACGAGATACTTTAGCACCATTCTTGTTGAATGATAAACTCAGATTACATTTTAATTCGTTTGCCATAATTATTTTTTCCTTTTATTTAGTCTTGTACTTCTTTTTAATTCTTGCAACATATTTTTTATAGGAAACATTATACTTTTTCTTATCTGGAGTCTTTTTCTTAGGTTTCTTTTTATCAAAACTTTCAATATCTTTTAAAGTTTTATCTCTAACTTTTGTATCTCTCTTCTTAGATGCTGCAACAGTCTTCTTCATATTTACATCCTTTCTCATATTCATATCAGCTTTCTTAGGGACTTTATTAACTTTCTTATTCTTCTTCTTATTCTTAGCAATCATAGCAGCAGCTTGAGTCCTGCTCTTTGAAAGAGGTTGTACAGGTTTACCATGCCTTTTCTTAACTCCATAAGCTTTATTAATTCTGTTTTGAATAACATTATATTCTTTAGAACCTTTTTTATATTTCTTTCTTGATTGTACAAGAGCAGATATTGTTGTTCCAGATTTCTTAGCAGATACACTAGCTCTCTTCCAACTTTCATTTTCTGCTTTTCTTTTAGAAAGATTAGCAGCTTTTTGTTTTGAAGAAGTCTTTCTCAAAGCCCGGTTATATACAGATTTTTTACCCCTCATCGTCTTTTTTATTACTGTCGTCTTTTTTACTACTGCTGTAACTTTCTTAGTTTTCTCAGGATTTTTTCTCTTAAATTTTTTGTATAGCCTTTTTACTAAATTAGGCTTCTTCTTTTTAGGCATTGGTATTGTCTCCTTTAGCTTTCTCCTTGTACTACCTCTTTAGACATAAGTACAAGTATGTTATCTTTTTTGTCAAATTCAGAATAACAGGATGGGCATACCCAACCAGTCACTGATTCCTCACAATTTAAAATGGCTATTCTCTTCGTTACTTCATTACTATAGAATAAATCTGTTTGACAAACGGGACAATAGTCTGGGCTATCTTCGGGAGATTTTTCAGATGGTGGAAACTTTTCATAAGTCTGTTTGACTGAAATCATTTTAATTTCACCATGCCTACCATATTGCAATAAGTCTTCTATATGTTTTCCTCTAGCCATTTTCTTTGTTATCTGCGTGCAGAAGAACCTGTTCGTTCTTTACACTTGCAAGTTGTTCAGGACTAAATCCACCCCAAACAGTGAGTTCTTGTTGATTGCTTTGTTGTTGTTCATACAAACCTGCAATCTTTGCAAGTGACTCTAGACTTCTAAGGACATCTCCGTCCCTTTTACCATCATCAGCCACTGCTTTAAATCTTTTAACTATATAATTTAAGCTTACACTTTCTTCATTTAAAACAAGTTGAACTTCTTCTCTTATCATTTTCTGCATTCTCTCAGTTTTGAGAAGCCTACCAGATTGGTTAGCAGCATACTTCTCATTTTTTGTGTCATAAGTCTTTAAATAAGCATCTACAGGAGAAACTCCTTTTGAGACATACTGGGCAAATAAAACTTCTTTTGATGTTACATCATGCTTATTTAGAAATCTTTTGTATTCATTAGTACCGCTGAATGTATATATATTTTCAGCAATAAGTCCACACATTTCTTTTTTTCCTTTTACAAGAAAAGAACCACATACTGTGCGAATATAATATTGATAGTTGCCATTCGGTCTTTTTATCTTTCCAGCTTTTAAAACTTGTACAACACAGTCATCATCGGTAAGAACCCAATCACCAGTATTACCAAATCGCCATTGTTTTTGTATGCATCCAGGCTGCAGGTTAGGATGCTGGGTCTTAAAGTCTTCGATATTCGAATACAGGTAATGGTTCTTACCTTTGATTGTCTTAAAATTTTCCATGCGTTAATATACTATCCATTTGCGTACTTTACTAATATTTTAACACAAAATCTATAATGGTATTACCTGTATTACTTTAAAATAAAAAATAAAACTTGACTTCAGTTACTTTTTTTAGTATTTTGTTTTATAATAGAACTATAGTACTATTAGTTCTATATAGTTCCTGAATTACAGGGACCCCCATTGTTTGTTTCTGTGAACTCTTTATTTATTAAATTGAAAAATCAATATTCTCCGCAGAATGTGCGGAATATATTACATTCTGGTATCTCGGAACGAAGATTTT